ATTGGCATTGGAGCAGGGAGAATACGGGCGTTGGGCTCACCAATACGAGCAGGCGATGCCTATCACACCGGAGTCATCCCCTTCTATAAAATGTTTCAATCCGCTACGAGATCATGTTCTCAAGGCGGCGTGCGAAACGGAGCCGCTACTTTGTATTACCCTATATGGCATTATGAAGTCGAGGATCTGCTCGTGCTTAAAAACAATAAAGGAACAGAAGACAACAGAGTCCGACACATGGACTACGGAGTTCAGTTCTCAAAACTGTTCTATGAGCGATTAATCAGTGGCGGAGACATCACACTGTTTTCACCACATGATGTACCGGGACTGTATGATGCATTCTTTGCAGATCAGGATGAGTTCAAACGCTTGTATGAAACAGCAGAACGTAACACACGTTTGCGCAAGAAGACCATTCCAGCGGCACAACTGTTTGCGGCATTTATGGAGGAACGTAAAAACACAGGGCGCATTTACTTAATGAATGTGGATCACGCTAACGATCATGGTGCGTTTAAACCTGAACTTGCTCCTATTAAGCAGAGCAACTTATGCTGTGAAATTAACTTGCCTACAAAGCCACTTAACGACTTCAATGACGAAGAAGGCGAAATTGCACTGTGTACACTTAGTGCTATCAATTGGGGCAATATCCGTAAACCAGAAGATTTTGCAAAGCCTTGCGAACTTGCAGTGCGTGGACTAGATGCACTGCTAACATATCAAAACTATCCAGTTAAGGCAGCAGAGCGCAGTACAATGAAACGTCGTCCACTAGGTGTTGGCATTATTAATCTTGCTTACTTCCTAGCAAGAAACGACACAAACTATAGTAACCCTAACTTGGATCTCGTTGACGAGTATGCAGAAGCATGGAGTTACTATTTGATCAAAGCCAGTGCAGACCTAGCAGTTGAACAAGGTGCATGTCCTGGTACTGATGAAACACGGTATGGTGATGGCATTACGCCTAACCAAACATATAAACGAGATGTTGACGATTTAGTTAAGCATCAAGAACGCATGGATTGGAAAGGTCTGCGTAAACAACTTGCGGCAACTGGCATTCGCAACAGTACGCTAATGGCACTTATGCCTGCTGAAACAAGTGCGCAGATATCAAATAGCACAAACGGTATTGAACCGCCTCGTGCATTTGTCAGTGTCAAGCAAAGCAAGGACGGTGTTTTAAAGCAAGTTGTTCCTGGATATCCACGTTTGAAAAACAAGTATGAACTGCTATGGGATCAGCAGAGCCCAGAAGGTTATATTAAGATTATGGCTGTACTACAAAAATACATTGACCAAGGTATTAGTGTAAACACCAGTTACAATCCTACTTTCTATGAAGAAGAAAAGATTCCAATGAGTACTATGTTACAACATATGCTAATGGCATATAAATATGGAACCAAGCAACTTTACTACTTCAATACCTATGACGGTTCAGGTGATGATATGGCAGACCGTGTAGAAGGCATTACACTTGAACTTCCAGACGAAGTTGAGTATGAAGAAGCATGCGATAGTTGCACAATTTAAGGGAAAGACAATGGCTGTACTAAACACTGAAAAATTTAATCACACTGAGAAGATGGCATTTTTTGATGGCGAACTTGGCATGCAAAGATATGACACTGTTAAGTATCGTGCGTTTGACAAACTAACTGACAAGCAGCTTGGCTTTTTTTGGCGTCCTGAAGAAGTCGACATTCTTAAAGATGCAAAAGACTTTAAGGAACTAAACGAGCATGAGCGTCATATCTTTACCAGTAACCTAAAGCGTCAGATTTTATTAGACAGTGTACAAGGTCGTGCGCCAGCAGAAGCGTTCAACCCTATTACAAGTTTGCCAGAACTTGAAAACTGGATAACAACTTGGACATTTAGTGAAACTATTCACAGCCGTAGTTACACACATATTATCCGCAATGTTTACAGTGACCCCAGTAAAATCTTTGATGAGATGATGGACATTAAAGAGATTGTAGACTGTGCAGACAGTATTACAGAATGTTATGACGAACTTATTGAAAAGAGTGCATACTACAATCTACTGGGTGTAGGCACACATACAGTCAACGGCAAAAAGATTACTATTGACATGTATGAACTTAAAACACTGCTATGGAAAACACTAATGAGTGTTAACATTCTAGAGGGTGTACGCTTCTACGTTTCGTTTGCTTGCAGTTGGGCGTTTGCTGAACTTAAAAAAATGGAAGGCAATGCTAAGATCATTAAGTTTATTGCTCGTGACGAAAACGTACATTTAGGCAGTACACAACAGTTACTTAAACTATTACCTAAAGATGACGCAGACTTTGCTAAGATTAAAGCAGAGACAGAACAAGAGTGTATCCAAATGTTTGTTGACGCAGTTGATCAGGAAAAAGCATGGGCAGAGTATTTGTTTGAGAACGGTTCAATGATTGGACTTAACAAGCAACTACTGGATCAGTATATTGAATGGATTGCTAACAAGCGTATGCAAGCAGTAGGATTAAAAAGTCCATACAGTGTTCCACAGGCAAACCCATTGCCTTGGACAGCAAAATGGATTGCAGGCGGTGATGTGCAAGTAGCACCACAGGAAACAGAAATTTCGAGTTATATTATTGGTGGTACCAAACAGGATGTCGAGAAAGACACATTTGCAGGATTTAGCCTCTAGCATTGAATCTTGGATTTTAGATAGATTAAGTGCAAAATCGGAAGTTTTTAACGGACTTCCGCCTTGCCCCTATGCTAAAAGTGCTTGGTTAGACGGAAAAGTAAAAACTCATTTTCTAAATGGCGAGCACGAAATACAAAGACATATTCGTGCAGAAATAGAAAACTACACATACCACTGGCCTAAAGGCAAGGAAGTAGTTGTATTAGGATTTGATCCACTAAGTATTCTTCCAAGTCATCTAAGTAAAATTATTGATGATACAAAACCTATGCTAGATAAACGTGGGTACACAGCACTAGAAGATCATCCTTTTGAACGTGAAGAAGTTGATGGTGTATGGTTGAATAATGGTGAGTATGGATTAGTTTTACTTCAGCCTACAGAAAAACTTGCAGAAGCAAGAGCGTGGTTAGATAGTAAAGACTATTATAAAAATTGGGATCCTGAATACAAAGAATCGGTATTGAATAGATGAGTCAAGAAACACACTGTGAATATGCCTACATAGATTTACAGGAAACAAACTATAAACCATTAGTAGAATACGAAATTTTGTCCAAGGATACAGATCCTGCCCCGCTATTAGAAATTTATAGACAGTATTGTTTATATAAAGGGTTTTCAAGTGTTTGGCCCATTTATGCCGAAGAATTTAGCAGAGGACTCAATGATACTATTGCTTACAAAGATGATGGTGAAATTGTTGCATGGAGTTTAATTTACAGAGTAGCAAAAGAACATGTATGGAATATGCAGTTTGCATGGAACTATGCAAATCCAAAACTTAAACTTGGATACAAAAGTATACGCACAGAGATTGCTATATATAGAGATCTAGGATATAAAACAATGACAATAGATGACGATATGAAGTACAAAAGTGAACTACAAGGTTATAAACTGTTTGGGCCTATGTCATGAACATATATACAATATATGCAGACTGCGAAGGTGATCCGCATGTGTTTGTAACAAACATGCGTAAGTTTTTGGACAGTTTGCCTACACTACACGCATATAGAATCACACGTTGTAAACTAGGATTTCGTAGTATGGATTTGCCTGAGTTTCGTATTGACATGGAGTTTGGTACAATGCAAGACTTGGATGATGCAATGACACATGTGGTGCAAAACGTGGATGACATTGAATCAAAGCATGTAGCATTTAACAGTATGGTAAAAGATAACATACAACATTTTTTATATAGGGATTGGCCAGATGAAGTATAATATATGGAACAAGTGGGATCCACTTAAGGTGTGTATGCTGGGCAACAATTATGCTCCGGAGTTTTTTGATGGATGTGATCCAAAAGCAAGTGACCCACTAAAGCGGATTTGTGAAGAGACATTAGAAGATTTGGAAGGCTTTAAAGAAATATTGCAGGATTTCGGAGTAAAAGTAATACAACCCGAAATGGATCCTAATGAACGTTTTTTAGATAATGTTCATAGATATCCACGCGGACCGTTGCAACCAAGGGATGCAATGCTTGTGTTAGGTAATGACTGTTATATTTCAAACAGAGACCACCCTGCTATCGAGCAATCACTTGAACAGTATGCTCCAACAATAAAAATAAGTGATACAAAAGGACTGCCTTATACCACAGCAGAAAAGTACGCTAAAGTTCAAGGTGTAGATTATCCAGACTATGCAGATTATATTGCTAATAAAAATAACAAAAATTATTTTACACCAGAAGTGTATCAAGCATTATTATCTAATACAGATTTGTACACACCTTTAAGATTGAACAGTGCAGCAGCAATGATGGTACAAGACAGACTTGTAGTTGGCGGACTAGAGCCAGGATATGGCAGTTTAGACTCTGATACCATGCATCAGTTATTCCCCGAAACTAAACACTTCGATGTAGAGTGGACCCAGATATACGGACACAGTGATGGACAGTTTCATCCTATAAAGCCTGGTGTAATTATTAGTTTGCATGATGTGCAAAATTATAGTGAAACATTTCCTGGATGGGAAGTTTGTTATCTACCAGATCAAGGTTTACAAAACGATAATCTAAGGCAGTTCAAAAAACTTAAACGCAAAAATGACGGCAAATGGTGGCTTATAGGAGAAGAGGATAACGATGAGTTCACAAATTTTGTTGAAAGTTGGTTACAAGATTGGGTTGGATATGTAGAAGAAACAGTATTTGATGTAAACGTATTAATGCTTGACGAACATCATTGTTGTGTTAGTCAACAGAATAACGAACAAGTAAATGCATTTTTAAAAAAACATAACATTGAGCCGGTGTATATACCATGGCGGCATAGATTTTTTTGGGATGGTGGACTACACTGTATTACACTTGACCTAGTAAGAGGATGATTGAATGATTACAGTATACACTAAAGATTTTTGCCCATTTTGTGTGCAAGCAAAAAAACAACTTGATACAATGGGTTTTGAATATGAAGAAATAAACATTGAAGCAGATGCTAAAACACGCAACTGGCTTATAGAACAAGGGCATCGCACAATGCCACAGATTTATCACAACGATAAACTGCTAGTAGAAGGTGGTGCACAAGGTCTTGCAAAACTTAGCAGAGACGAAATCAACACACTATTGGGTAACTTTGACTTTGATGTTAGCATGAAGTTATAATAGCATATAATATATAGCAATAAATACAGTATGACGTTTCCAATAGTAAGAATAGGCGATGTAAATGCCGCTGGAGGTGCAGCAATAGCACCAAGACCCACAGTGTTAAGCAGTAACAAACCACTTGCTGCGTTTGCTAGTCCTGTAACACCACATCCTTGTTGTGGTGCACCTGGTTGTACAATTCACTGTATTGCTACAATTACAGGCGGAAGTCCAACAGTTTGGGCAGAAGGAAAACCTGTGCATAAAGTAATGGATATTGACACTTGCGCTCATCCGAGAGTGCAAGGTGATAATACAGTTTTGGTGATTAGATAATGGCTTATTCTAGCACAAGTCCTATAAGTTACTTGGGCACTATGGCTGCAGGTGCTATGGAAGATAACACTGGATTTGCACCTGCAACAAAAGAAATTGTTGCCCTTACCAAAGCAGAAGCCAGTGGACACATTCAACTTGCAGCAACAGCAAGACAGGCGACTAACCAACCAAATAGTTCAGCGATTGACACACTTTGTAACAGAGACATTAGTGGTAGTGGTGCTTTTACAGGTACAGTACCAAGTGATTATACAAGCACAGTTGGAACAGGCATGGCTATGGACAGATTATCTGCCCATGCAAATTTAATGTTTGGTACTGGCCCAATACAAATGGCGCAAACATTTTTTATTGCAGAAGGGTTTACACAAACCAGTGAAAGACTTGCACCAACACTAGACAAATTAAATGCCGGTGTAGAGTTCGGAAAGTTTCCTAATTTAGATAGTTTAGCATATCCAAGTGATGGTGTGTTTCCTAATTATTTGGGAAGTGGATATCCTGATATGCAAGCAGTGGTAACAAATGGCATTAGCAGTTTGGTTACAAATCCTACAAAAGAAAACTTTGAACTACTGGCAAGTGATCTAGTGAACTTGGGCAGTGCATTTAGTATTACTGATATAGCAAACTTTGCAAATCCTGGACAAGTTATACTAGCACTTAATACAGCAGATGGACTCACAGCAACTGGTTTAGATGTAGTATTAGCAACAGTAGGCATAGATCCTGAAGCAATTTATAATTTAGGAGATACAACATATAATGTATTAATGCAAAGTGTAATTGATGCAGTAAATATTCCTGAACTTGTTGCAAACGCTCAAACACTGCTTGGATCTAATATTGCCAATATGGAAAGTTTGGGAGACTATACAAACTTTGATAAAATATTTGTTAACAGCAAAGACATAATTTCTTTCAGTACTATTGAAGAATTAAGAACACGCCTACAGGCTATTGAACTGGGAAGAATAGAAACAGTTGCACAGTTTGCAGCATATGTTAATAGTATAGAACCAGTAAGTCTTCCTACTATAGATAACATTACAAATTTTGTAAAGCGTGATTATGTTGACAGTGTAATTGCTAAGTTTTTAGGTGGCACTGGCTCTTATAATAGCATAACCCTGCAGGATATGATAGGCATACTAGGAGGAGTTGGTGTAAGTACTAGTGCTACTAACTATAGAACTGCAATAAAAGCATTGTATGATGCAGGCGAACTAAACGACATTAGAAGTAGAATAAGTGAACTTACCGCAGGACTAAATGGAAGTTATACAACTGTAGTTGATGTTGGTCCGCCAGAGGTTATTAGTATACTGGATCCTTTTGATAGTAGTACACATGCTACATATGCTAGTTTTCAAGCAAACAAAATAGGACATATTGAAGCTGCTTGTGCGGCACTAATGAGTCGTCGTAATGTTAACAGTGATATTCAGACTGCAATTGATAGTTGGCTTGCAATTAGTAAAAAAATATTTGACGAAAAAGATTTTCAAAGCCGTATTGATATGAGTTACAGTATTAGAACAGACTACAGTGATAATGCAGTAAACTTTGTACAGGGATTGCGAGGCACAATTAATGAACGTGGCAAAGGTGCAATTATTAATGGATTAGTAAACCAAGCAGTACTGGACGGTGATATAGGCGGTGAATATATGAGAGCCTACATAAAAGAACTTGAAAATAAAGCAGTTGCAGACAACTATGACATAAGATGGCGAGCGGAGTTTGATGAATGATTAGTACTGTAGAATATATCCACCATTATACATGTGATAATTGCAAGGGCTGGTGGAGTATTGCCAGTCACGAAAATTACAAACCCAAAGCAATGTATTGTCCTCACTGTGGACACAAACACAGTGTAATTAACGTTGTAGATGTTCGCACAGGAGATCCTAAATGAGGATATGGTGTAGTCTATTTGGACACAACTATAGTGTTACTAGCACATATGGCAACTATGCTTTTTGCAGTAGATGCGGTGCACCACTTACCATCAAAGAGCCACATGTTCTTACACCAGGCGAACGGCGTTGGATAGATGGCAAACTTATGGAAATGAATGAATTCAACATGTTGGAGGAAGTTGTAAAAGATGATAGGCAAATTCTTAAAGAAAATACCCAGTCTAAAGAAGAGCTCACCGAAGGAACAAAAAAAGGAAACCACACCGTTCAATCCAAGGACCCGCATGAACAGTGAAAAAATGACTGACGAAGAAAAACTTCGTGCAGGTTTTAATGGCAGTACTTACAGCATTAATGGCAGAGATGTAGATTTTTAATCATCTATATCGTCCCACCAGCCAGTTCCGACAAGTTCATCAAATATAGCACCACTTAGTTCCATACTGAATATGGTTACTGCTACAGTAATTAATATGCCTACAAGTATAATAGGACTGAGTATTATAAGAAACCAGTAGGTGCGCCATATGCCATGACCGTGTTCTAGTCTGTATGCACGTTTACGTTCAAACCAATGAGCAATCCAACGCACACCTGCTTTAATTTTATCTATAAACCATTCGCCTATAAAGTGACGCAGTATGCGCATTACTATAAGCACTGGACTGGTAATGACATCCCATATAATTAAAAATAAGTCAACGCACAGATCAACTATATGATCTATTGTACACCATTTTTTTAGTCTTTTCAACATAACGTATTTACTATAAATACAACACGGGGAACAACTATGTCAATGTTTTTGAGGTGGTGGTTGTTGTATTGCACCAGTGGTGCTGCAATGTTTGCTGCCTATAGTTTTGGTTTTGTTGATGCATTACTTGCAAAGGATATTACACGACTAAGTTTTGCAATATTGGCAGTATTCTTTGTAACCAGTGCATATGTAGGTTATCTAACTTATAAAAGAAGCAAAGGCAAAATAGTTAAAGTAGGTGTAAACATAGGTTGGTTTGTAACTGAACTATTGCTTGCACTAGGTATGATTGGCACAGTAATTGGATTTATTCTAATGCTAGGTGGTAGTTTCGAAAGTCTGAATGTAGCAGACACTACCAGTGTAAAAACTGCACTTACAGACATGGCAATAGGTATGAGCACAGCATTGTATACAACACTAGTTGGAATGGTGTGTAGCCAAGTACTAAAGGTGCAGTTAGTCAATGTCGAATCCCGGTAACAGATTAAAATACAAAAGCGGAATTGGATTTACAGATTTACTATTCAATCTTGTAATAGGATTTGTGTATCTGTTCATGATTGCATTTATCCTTATCAATCCTGTAGCAAAAAAAGGTGATGTAGTTAAAAAAGCAGACTACATGATTGTAATAGAGTGGAATCATGATTACAATGATGACGTAGATTTATGGATTAAAGATCCTGCAGGTAACATTGTAAGTTTCCTACAAAAAAGTTCAGGTCTAATGAATTTAGAAAAAGATGACCTTGGATATGGAAATGACAGTTATCAAAAAGGTGTTGAAAAGAAATTTATACACCTTAACAGAGAAGTTATTACACTAAGAGGTGTACTAGCAGGCGAATATGAAGTTATGGCACATGTATACAATAGAAAAATAACAGTTTTTAAAGGCACAGCAAGACAAGACCTGCCAGGCGAGATAGAAATTACAGTTATTAAAATCAATCCATACGTTGAAACATACTTTGCTAGAGTGCCTTATATAGAAACAGGACAACAACTTAGTTTAGTGCGTTTTAGTGTTAGCGAAGATGGAGCATACCTTGGGCATAACAATAACCCAAGCAACTTTATAGCAAGAAAGGCTGGCAATAGACAGGGTGTCTATAACCTTATTCAATGATGTTTGATTATAACCTTTTACCATTTTTTATCAGTATGATTGTGCTTACTATTATAGTGCTTGCTATTGGAGTGCATTTTTGGCGCAATGCTCTAATAATGTTTGTAATCATTCCTATTGCATTCTTTTGTGCATTTACTGGATATAAAACAATCACTACCATGTTGGGCTATCCTGTTAAACAAACTATCCCCGAAGAAAGTTTATATCTCAGTCACATAGAAAATACAGACGGGTCAGAACTCTATGTTTGGGTACTAGAACCAGAACGTATGATGCCAAAAAATTATAGTATTCCTGCAACTGACAGCAATAAAAAACAAATGCAGAGAGCCAAAGACAGAACTCAAAACGGTGTTGCTCAACAATTAGGCAGGTATAAGTCAATCCGGCCCGGTGACAAGAACACAGGCGAATATCTAACTTATGATTTTAGTATTGATGGTCGAGGCTTGAAATAACACTTGACACACTGTGAAATATAGTTTATAAATATACTGCAACGTTGAAGCAAACTCAACGCTGGACAGGACCGGGGGGCAGTACCCCGCGCCTCCACCAATACACATTAAGGTGTGTGCTTATGGGGGCGAAATAGGATCGACTGACAGTTAATAGGTGCGTGGAGTTGTCCGGCGCAAGCACGGTTATCGCAAGAAACAAAGTAAAAGCAAATGATAATTTTGCACCTGAGATGCGCCTAGCGGCATAATCTCTGGGCCCGGCAGAGCCTCGAAACAGAATCTGCCAACTTATACAGAAGGAATCAATTATGGCAAAGAAGCGTCAAAGATCATCACAAACAAGCAAAGGCGAACGCCGCCCACAGGATCCACGCTGGAGTAAACTACAGCGTTTAGAATATACAGGCAGTTTACTACAGGGAAAAAATAAACGAGAAGCATGGGCACGAGGTAAACGTGTAATGCTTACAATTGCAAATCCAAACACAAACGAAACAAACAAGCCATTTATCCGTGTTCCAGCAGATCAGGAATGGGGAGACTGGCGTGGCAAGAAGGCACCAAAATAATGGCAGCAAAGAAAAACAAAGACAGCAAAGCCTGGATGATTCCAGAAGGCGAGAAGCGTGAAAATGCAACACATCATTTTGTAGCTCGCAAAAGCATCAGCATGATTCGGGAAGGGAAGAAATTGCGTATGCGCAAGTATCATCCAAAACTACGTCAACATGTTTGGTATATAGAAACTAAGATGCCCAGTCACAGTGCTAAGTAAGTAGAGGGCCAGGACCAATACTTACATCCTTCCATTAACTATGCCCGGGATAGGGAAGGCTAGGACTAACCAATAAACACCCAGTTAACTTAGCACCCAATGGGTGCTATTTTTTTGGTAAATATGTGTATATTTCTTGGAGGAGAAAGTATGACACAGAATGAATATGACGTAACAGTCATCAAAGTAGTTGATGGTGACACAGTTGATGTGGACATTGACCTAGGATTCGGCGTTTGCTTGAAAGATGAGCGTGTGCGTATAATGGGCATTGACACACCAGAATCACGCACAAGTGATCGTGTAGAAGATTTATTTGGAGAAGCAGCAAAGTCAAGACTAAAAGAACTCATGGAGCATGGCGGCAAACTTATTACCACAGAAGATCGCAAAGGCGAAGATATGAAGGGCAAGTTTGGTCGTATACTAGGAGACTTTAGAGTATATGATAGCACAAACGATCGCTGGTCAAAAGTCACAGACATCCTAGTAGAAGAAGGACATGCTGTAGCATACTTTGGTGGATCTAAAGAAGAAATTGCTATGAAGCACATGGCTAACAGAGAAAAATTACTTCGAGAAGGTATTGTAAACAGAGAAGATTACGATAAAGCAGTTCAACTAATGGAAAACAAATAAACGGTTGACAGTATTGAATAGTATTGTATACTGTAAACAGTTGTTAAAAACAGTTGAAAGGTTATCTGCTATGCGATTCCTTGAATATATTGGGCTTAGTACCTGTGCTTTTTTTGTTGCAATGACCGTAGGATACTTAAATACTAGTAATGCTGCAATTGGTGACGCAGACCCTGTGAAACTTAATGCAAGCGAACTGCATTGTATGGCACAAAATATTTACTTTGAAGCAAACAACCAAAGTAAAACAGGAATGATTGCAGTTGCACAGGTAACAATGAATCGAGTTAGAGATTCGCGTTTTCCTGATACAGTTTGCGAAGTAGTGTTTGAAGGGCCAATTCGTGAGAGTTGGAAAACACGCAATGACACAACACTAGCAGACGAAGATAGAATTTTTTATCCTATCAAAAATCGTTGTCAGTTTAGTTGGTATTGTGATGGTAAAGCAGATGTTATACCATTTCCTCAAAACAATATTAGTTGGCGCAAAGCGCAGGACGTAGCATTGGAAGTAATGGCATTTGATAGGTACAGTGGCATAGTTGAAGGCGCTACCCACTATCACGCAGACTATGTAAATCCAGACTGGAACAAAACAATAACACTGGTTACAAAAATAGATAACCATATTTTTTATCGTTGGGACTAATGTTTAACAGAGAAAATATCGAAAAAGCACGAGAACAATTCAAGGAAAAACGCTACTGTTACATAGACAATGTATTAAAACCTAAATACATCAAAGCATTATACGATGCAGTACCAAAACTAGATTATGGTGTTTGGACATGTATACACAGTAGTCATAACAAATATCATGCCGGATATCAAACCAGTGAAGAATTTGCACCACATCATGCACAGTTTATAGAAGATGCCCGAGGACAGTTTAGTTATTGGCACTATGCTTACTGGATGTTAGAGGACTATCATAAAGTACACAACAGTCCAGAGGTAACATACTTTAATCGTGTTGTAACTGAGGATTATACTATTGGTAAACCTGATTATACATTTCACGATTTGGTAAGTGAAGTTACGGGTTTTACAAATATGTATACAGACCAGCCTACATACAGTTATTATGATCACACTGCTTGGCTAAACGCACATCATGATCCAAGACGTTGGTGTGCATATATATTTTATTTTAACGAAACTTGGCTCACACAATGGGGCGGACAGTTGTGTATATTGGACAAGGACGAACGAACTATCATTGATAGTATTGAACCCTTTGGTAATAGACTTGCTATAATGGATGTAAGTGAAACTAGCGGAGATAGAATAAACAAACATTTTATTAGCCCTGTTAGTATTACAGCAGATCATCCACGCTATAGTCTAGCAGGCTGGTTTTACCAAAAGGAAACAGATGGTCCTAGCCCAGTAAAAAAAGGTTGACACAATAAGTATTTGTGTTATATTAATATAAGTTGTTTCGACAATAGGAGAAAAGTATGAAACGCGAACTAATGTGTCTTGCAGGAATTGTATCAGTTGTTGTAGGACTTACTACTTTTAATGCAATGGCAGAATCATATACAGTGCAAGGCACAGTAACAAGTGTGCAGCCTGTTTATAAAACAAAAACAGTAACAGATCCTGTTCAAAAATGTTGGACTGAAGAAGTTCCTGTATACGGACAAGGCAAAAACACCGATAGTCAAGTTTTTGGTTTGGATCTTGAAGGAGCCATTATCGGTGGTGCTATTGCTAACAATACTATGAAAGGCGACAATACTGGTGCAATGGGTGCTATTATTGGTGGTCTTATTGGTAGCGATATGAAAAGCAAAAAGAACAAAGAAATTACAGGTTATCGTCAAGTGCAAAAATGTGCAACTGAATACAACAGCCGTACCGAAGAATATTTGGCTGGTTACAAAATTGGTTATGAAGCACTAGGACTTTCAGGTGTACTGTCAAGCACACGCAGTCGTAGTGTTGGCGACAACATCAATGTAAATGTGAATATTAGCGCATATTAATAAACTGATAAATTCTTTTCAGCAAGCGTTTTATTACAGGATGCTTGCTGTCGTAATTCCAAATACTCATATAAGCATGTAAATCTGGACTTAGTAGATTGCCCATTTCATCTTTGAATTGGGCGGTTTTTCCTGCCATACGCAAAAGTTGCAGTGCGCCATCTTTGTCTACTTTGCGCACAAGTTCATCTGCAATATTCATCGCATATGCTTCTATTTCATCACCGCGGCTCATATATTCTGTAGAAATATTTCTACGATCAGTACCCTGCGAATGATCTTCAAAGTCTCTGGCTCTTGCTTGACTCTGATGAATCATTTCGTGTTTCATCATATCCA